CCTATATACTTGTGTATATTAATATCAGTACCGCCGATAGTAAACATTTCATAGATACGTTGATCCATGAATTTGTAATCATTACCTTTTTGTGGTTTGTATAAACTTAATCTTGGCATATACATATTTATCGAAAAGGCTTTAATGATAAATACTAGTACGGAGACAATCAATAATGACAGATATAATTAAGCAAAAACAAGCAGTTTATGATTACGTTCATACACTATTAGGTGGCGGGATGGTCGATGTTGAACTTGATCCTGCACATTACGAAATAGGATTAGGCAAAGCATTATCAAAATATAGACAACGAAGCGATCACAGTGTAGAAGAATCGTATATTTTCTTACCATTAATAGAAGACACTAACGATTATATTTTACCAAAAGAAGTAATTGAAGTCAGAAAGATTTTCCGTAGATCAATTGGTTCGAGAACAGGCAACGGCGGTGGCGGAACAGTATTTGAACCATTTAACCTTGCATATACAAACACGTACTTACTAAGTGGTTCTACTCAAATGGGCGGACTAGCAACGTATGATATGTTTGCTCAATACCAAGAATTAGTTGGCAGAATGTTTGGATCATATATTGAATTTAAATGGAACTCCCCAACTAAAAAACTTACATTATTCCAACGTCCAAGAGCAAATGAAGAAGTATTACTAATGTGTTATAATCATAGGCCAGATAGTCAGTTATTAGAAGACTACCTTGCAAGCCAGTGGATTAAAGATTACACATTGGCTAACTGCAAATATATGCTAGGAGAAGCACGTAGTAAGTTTGCTACTATTGCTGGACCACAAGGCGGAACAAGTCTTAATGGCGACACACTTAAAGCAGAAGCCGTACAGGAAATGGAAAAACTAGAAGCCGACGTGAGCAATCAAGTTGCTGGCGGAGCAGGCTACGGTTTCCTAATTGGTTAAAATACCCTAACAATTAAGGTTGACACACTTACTTATCTAGTGTATACTATAAAGTATATTCAATAAGGAGTAATTCGTGTTACCTAAACTATTAGTCGTTGGCCACGGCCGTCATGGCAAAGATACTGTATGTGAACTATTAGAAACATACGGTTATACATTCCAATCATCAAGTAAATTTTGTTCAGAGTTGTTTATTTTCAACGACTTAAAAGATCAGTACGGATATGCAAATGAGGAAGAGTGCTATGCAGATAGGCACAATCATCGTACTGAATGGTATAATATGATACATAATTATTGTAAAGACGACTTAGCACGTTTAGGGCGTGACTTATTTGACGAACATGATATCTATTGCGGCCTGCGTAATAAACGTGAATTCTTTGCAATGCAGAATGAAGAAATATTTGATTATGCTATTTGGGTAGATAGAGGAGATCACTTACCTAGTGAGAGTCCTAGTTCAATGAGTATTGAGCAATGGATGTGTGATTACACTATTGACAATAATGGCGACTTGCAACGGTTAAAAAAGAATGTTGATATATTGATTAGAACAATATTTAAAAATCGGGGACTAAGTCTCCCTGCCTCCAGCGATTACCTTCTTTCTGAATTATTCGTTGACAGTTAGCACAAATTGTTTTTAAATTATTTGCTCGACAGTTAGTTAAGTCACCGTCTATATGATAAACATCAAACTGCTCAGAGTAATTACTTTTGAATCCACACTTTTCACAATGTGATTTTTTTTCGTAGCCGTGTCTCGCCCAACGAGGTACGCCTTTTGATATCCCGTTATACCTAGCACAACTTTCACATTTTGATCTATAAAACGTTTTATTATCTTTGTAATAGTTAATTGCTGCTGGCTTTTTCTTACAATTTTTACATAATGGACGCATACAGTTATTTAGCTGCCCTTTATGATCCCTTTTTAGGGTGATATATTAGGGTGATTTTTATTATATATGCTAAATAATAGTAATAACAGCTCATTCAGATAGGAGATCAAAAATGGCATTAACATCACCAGGCGTAGAGGTTAAGGTAATTGACGAGAGTTTTTACACTCCGGCAGAACCTGGAACTGTACCAATGATATTCGTTGCTACCGCAGAAAATAAAACAAACGGTAGTGGCTCAGGAACGGCAGACGCAACATTAAAAGCTAACGCTGAAAAACCTGTACTTTTAACATCGCAGAGAGACCTTGCAGAAAAGTTCGGCGATCCAATTTTTTACACTGACGCAAACAACAATCCAGTACACGGCGGAGAACTTAACGAGTACGGACTGCAAGCAGCATACTCACTTTTAGGAGTAAGCAACGCAGTATACGTAACTAGAGCAGATATTGACTTAGGTCAATTACAGCCAACAGCTGAAGCACCAAGTGCAGATCCAGCAGACGGAACAAACTGGTTAGATACACAGAATACAGCATACGGCATATTTGAATGGAACGGTGCATCGGCTGCAACAGTAGACGGACAAACATTCCAAGTTAAGACTCCTATTGTTATTACTGACACAACAAAAATTGCACTAAGCGGATCTCCTAAGGCGTCAGTAGGACAAAAAGGCGAATATGCGATCAAAGCAACAACAAACGTTATTAAAGTTTTTTATAAAAACTATTTAGGCGAGTGGGTTGAAGTAGGAAGCAGTGATTGGGTTGACAGCTGGCCAGCAGTAGTTGCAAGTTCAACAGCACAATCATCCAACTTTGTTGGCGGATCAGCTACATTTACTTTGTCAGTAGGTGCAGTAGATTATACAATTGCTGAAGATGCAACATTAGCAGCAACAATTTCAGCAGCCAATGTACAGTTAGCAAATGCTAACACAGGTTGCAGACTTGAAATAATTGACGGCAAAGTACATATCTTTAACGATGCTACAAGCGACGAAACAATTACACTACAAGCAGGCGCAGGCGCAGGCGGCGACTTACTTACACTATTAGGCCTTGCTGGAACAACAGCAAATAGCCCAATGCTACAAGTTAGTCCACATACAAGTGTACCAGAATTTAAAATGAATGACGGCACACCACGTCCTACAGGATCTGTATGGGTTAAGACTACTGAACCAAATCAAGGTGCTCGTTGGAGATACAAGCGTTGGAACAGCGAAACAGCATTATTTGATGCAGTTGAGTTACCACTTTACAAATCAAATGCAGATGCATTGTTTGGTTTAGACAGAGCAGGCGGCGGAACTAACTTATCAGCAGGCGAATCATATGCGTTATCAAATGCGCAAGGTACAACACCAGCTAGAGCATCATTTACAGTATATGAAAGATCAAATACAGGTACTACAAAAATTGAAAGTCCAGTTATTACAGGTCTTCCAGTAGGTGCAGAAACATTTACAATAGCTGAAACTGTTCCAGGACAGTCTAACTTTGGTGCACCAGTTACAGTATCATTTACATGTGACGGAACATCAGGCGATGCAGATACATTTGCAGGCGCAATTAACACAGCAGGCTTATTACATGTTGTTGCAAGTGTTAGTGCTGGCAAAATAGTAATTGAGCATACTAAGGGCGGAGATATTGAAATTAGTGATACTTCAGCAGCATTTAGTAATGCAGGATTTGCAGCATATGATTATGCTGATGGATCAGGTACACCTAATCTTTATATTGCAGTTGGAACTTCAGGATCAGATGCTACACTTACGTTTACTGCAAGTAACTGGAAAAAAGCAGTTCTTACAGCAGACGACGATGCTCCTTCAAGTTTAGCAAGTGATGGCCAAGTATGGTATAACTCAGTTGTTGACGAAGTTGATATTATGGTACATAACGGCGCTGACTGGAAAGGTTACAATAACGTATATCCAAACGCTGACCCAGCAGGACCACTTGTTACTGCATCAGAACCAACAAAACAATCAGATGGTTCTGATTTAGTAGAAGGCGACTTATGGATAAGCACAGCCAATATTGAAGAGTATCCAACAATTTATCGTTGGGACGCAATTCAATTGAAGTGGATCTTACTTGATAGTTCAGATCAAACAACTGAAAACGGCGTACTATTTGCAGATGCACGTTATAACACAGCAGGCGCAAACAGCGGCGAAGCAGGAGATATTGCAGAACTATTAGCTTCTGATCATGTTGACGGCGATTGCCCAAGCCCAGCATTATATCCAAGAGGTATGTTGTTATGGAACTTACGCAGAAGCGGATTTAACGTTAAGCGTTTTGTACGTAACTATGTTGATTTAAATACTGACAATGCTATAACAGGTGAAAGCCAAGCAAACTACTATCCACATCGTTGGGTAACAGCATCAGCTAACCAAGCAGATGGCTCAGGTAGCTTTGGTCGTAAAGCACAACGTCAAATCGTTATTACTAGCTTACAAGCAATGGTTGTTGGCAATGATGCATTAAGAGATGACGAAACAAGATTGTTTAATGTAATGGCTACACCAGGTTATCCAGAACTAATTGGTGAAATGGTAGGTCTAAACTATGATAGAGGCCTAAGTGCATTTATTGTAGGTGACAGTCCAATGAGATTGAAGCCAGACGCAACTTCACTAAATGAGTGGGGAACTAACGTTCGTTTAGCAGTTGAAGATAACGATGACGGTTTAGTTAGCAGAGATGAGTACATGGGTGTTTATTATCCAGCAGGCTTTACAAGTGATAACGTAGGTAACAATGTTGTTGTTCCTGCAAGTCATATGGCATTGCGTACAATTGCACTAAGTGATCAAGTTTCTTATCCATGGTTTGCTCCAGCAGGAACAAGACGTGGCGGAGTTACAAACGCAACTTCAACAGGTTATATTAGTGACGAGGGCGAATTCATAAGTATTGCACTTAATGAAGGACAACGTGATACATTGTATAGTAACTCAGTTAACCCAATTACAGCACTAAATGGCGCAGGCTTAGTTGTATTTGGTCAAAAGACTCGTGCAAGAAATGCTTCTTCACTAGACAGAGTAAACGTAGCACGTTTAGTTGTTTACTTACGTAGTCAGCTTAACAAACTTGCTAAGCCTTACTTGTTTGAACCAAATGACAAGATTACTAGAGATGAAATTAAAGCAGCAGCAGAAAGCCTATGCTTAGAGCTAGTAGGACAAAGAGCACTTTACGATTTCCTAGTTGTTTGTGATGAGTCAAACAACACACCAGGAAGAATAGACCGTAATGAGCTATACTTAGACATAGCAATTGAACCAGTTAAGGCAGTAGAGTTTATTTACATTCCGCTAAGACTTAAAAATACAGGAGAAATTGCAGGACTTTAATTAAGTAATTGGACCCCTGATAAAAGGGGTCCTTACTTTGATAAATACTAGCAACAGGAGAAAATATAAATGGCAATCTCAACATTATCAAAAATTACAGTACCACTAGCTAGTGACTCTAGCGCAAGTAACCAAGGCTTATTAATGCCTAAGTTACAATATCGCTTTAGGGTAACATTAGAAAACTTCGGAGTAAGTGGTAACACAACAGAACTAACAAAACAAGTAGTAGACGTAACTCGTCCAAACTTAACATTTGAAGAAATTACTTTAGACGTTTACAACTCAAGAAGCTACCTTGCTGGTAAGCATACTTGGGAACCAATTACACTTAATGTAAGAGACGATGTAAGTAACAACGTTACTAAGCAAGTTGGCGAGCAATTGCAGAAACAATTTGATTTCTTTGAACAGTCAAGTGCTGCTTCAGGCATTGATTACAAATTTGTAACACGTATCGAAATGTTAGACGGCGGCAACGGCGCTAACGAAGTAGGTGTATTAGAAACTTGGGAGTGCTACGGCTGCTTCTTAACTAATGCAAACTACAACACATTAAACTATGCTACAAATGATCCAGCAACTATTGCATTATCAATTAGATATGATAACGCAGTACAATCACCAACAGGTACTGGCATTGGTACAGCAGTTGGACGTACAGTTAATACTCTAGTAACTGGCGGCGGTGGCGCAGGCTAATTACTTAACTAAGTAGATTGTCAAACGAAAAAGGAGTCTTAGGGCTCCTTTTTTATTATATGCGCACTTTCCACTAAGGATAAATATTAGTATGGCAAATAAATTAAATGGATTCTTAGATAATTTTTTCAGCGGCGCAACTAACCCAAAAGGGATTGTTGGTGATTTCCAACATGCTCAAAGACTGTATGTTGATAGTGCATTTCGTCTTGCTCCAAAAACAAAATTTTTATATTTTATAAATTTTAATTTTACAGATTCAGTATTACGTGCATTTCCAAAAATGACACAGCGACATAGAGCAGAAATGAATATGTTGTGTAAGCAAGTAGACTTGCCTCAATATACTGCTGCTGTTGATACAAAGAATCAATACAACAGAAAAAAGAATATACAAACTAGATTAGATTATAGTCCGGTTTCTATCATTATGCACGATGATAATGTTGGTGTTACTAACTCGTTAATGCAAGCATACTATAGATATTATTATAGAGATGGAAATATATCGGACATTAGTGCAACATACGATCCTCGTAGTACATACAAAGAAGCAAATGGAAGAACATATCGATTTGGTTTAGACAATGATAAAGTCGAACCATTTTTTAAGAATATAAAACTATATCAGTTTAGTAGACATCAGTATCAAGAATACACTTTAGTTAATCCTATAATTACATCATGGGGACACGACACTATGGA